AGCTCCTTTAGTTACTACGTTTTCCATTTCTTGTAAATTGCTACCAACGGACATTTGATTTTATTAGATTTTTATACTAATATATTTATTTATAATTTAAAGATTTGATAAGAATTCGTTGAACAAGTTTAACTTATGTTCTTCGAGAACTTTTTGGTCAACAAGAGTGTTAATTCTCTTCTGAGTTCTTTCTGCGAGTTGCTCACGAAGAATTCCTCCTTCCCAAACCCACTCTTTTCCTTCCATAATTCCTGATACAAATGCATCGGGTGCAGAAGGATCGGCAACGATATCAGCAGCAGTTGCTAACATGAAATCTTCACCAACAACTTTTATACCACCACGATCTTCTTTTAATGAACCAACACCACGAGAAGAAACACCAAGCATCACACCTTCATCTAAAAGTGAAGATGCAATTTTACCCATAGGAGTATTAAGGATTTGTGCCTTACCTCTGAAATTACTACCCTCTTGAGTGAGTGAAGTAATCTTATGAGAAACACGATCAAGATTTACGGTAGGTCCATCGGGATGACCAAGTTCCCCAAGAGCACGTCCTTTTTGGACGAATGCTTCATTATATCTTTTTACTTCACGAGAAAGAGTCTCCATAGGATACATTCTTCCATTACGATTTTTGAGATTACCTTGTAGGAAAACTCCTTCAATATAAAGTTTCTTATTGGAACCTTTACCTTCAGTAATAATCTTTACGTTTGAAATTTCTTCTGTGATGAGTTTCATTTCTTTATCTTGCTATGGAGATGTTATGGGATTGTTATTTTCATCGTGACGTTGATATGTTCCTACACCAACTGGATTATTATTTTCATCGTGACGTTGATATGTTCCAGGAGTTCTTGGACTATTATCTGCATTACGAGCCTGATAATCTACATTAAAATTTTCGTAGGTGACAGTTGACCAACCGGTAGTGCCTCCAAGATATGAAACAGTAGATACACCTGGTTGAGGAGAAACTGGGTTATTATTTTCGTCATGACGAATATATCCCATTATTCTTGATCCTCAGATTGTTGTTGGTCATCAAACATGGATGCGCCAACTGTTGGACGAATAGTATTAATACGTTCTGCTGCTTTTGCATACAAAACGTCTTTAATTCTGTCACTAATATCAGATGCCGATGAATCGGATCCAACTAAATTTACAATTTCTTCCATGAAAATTTAATATATGTATATTTTCTATTTATATCTCAGCAGCTTTACCGTCTACTTCAGTCATTCCACCATCAATTTCAGGTTCCATTGGAACATCACCCATCATTCCTTGTTCACCTTCTTGTGGTAATGGTTCTCCAGTTATTGGATCAACTGCATTCGGATCAGGAATAATTCCATCTTTGATTTCTTGTTCAATCTGCTCATCCATTTCAACCATTTCTCCATCAGTCTGACGAAGAACTTTACTACGAACCCAATGAGTTGAATAATACTTACCGATATAAGGTTCAATAGTTGCAAGAACACCAAGTCTCTCATTCAACATTTCTGTTTCTTTGAGTTCTGCAAACTGATTGTCATACAAGAAATCATATTGAATATGATCACTAATTCTATCCCAGTCTTCTATAGAAACAATGTTCTTAAGAATGAGTTGTGTCTTCAACATATCATTGAACATTTGAGCAAATCTCTTTCTCAAACGACCAACAAACTTGGCAAACTTAAGTTCATCTCTTAAGATTTCTGAAGAACGACCAAGATTAAATCCACCATCGGCAGCAATTCTTGATTCTGGAACTCCAAGTGCTCTATAAAGTTTCTTTTGGAAATACTCAATATCAGCAAGTTCTCCTAAGTTCTGTCCACCAGGAAGAGTTGTGATTTCAGTTCCTCTACCACCTTCTCTTCTAGGAAGCCAGAAGTCTTCCATCATACTCATAAATTTACGATCATCACGAACTTCACCTGTATTTGCATCATATACAAGTTTGTTACGATAACGATTCATAACATCACGAAGATATTGTTCTGCCTTTACCTTAGGAAGATTGCCAACATCAATATAAAAAATACGACGTTCTGGTGCTCTGGATAATCTATAGATTACCAAAGAATCCTCAATCATTCTCAGTTGATTGAGTGCTTTGATTGCTTTGTGAAGATATGAAAGAACATTTCCTTTATTTCTATCTACAAGACCTGAAGTACAATATGTAATTGCATCCTTTGCAATTTTAGTTCCTTTATTTCCACCACCACCAGTTAGGTTTCCAGTTGGGTAGGTTGGTTTAGGAGTGTATACAAAGTACTCTTCAATTTCTGGAGCAATACCATTTTTCTGTTCATCACGACCAGCAATATTTGGTCCAATAAGATTTTTATCTTGTTTCTTTTCTTGGCGGACAAACCGCATCTTCATTGGATCAATATACCTCAGTTCCTTAATTCCTTCCTGAGGATTTTTGAGGTCAATTACCTTATGATAATAAAGTCTTCCATCAACATACCAATTTCTAAAAATTTCATGTGACTTCTTATCAAAGTCTAAAATTTCTTTAATATACTTAAATTCTTGTCTAATTGCCTTCTTTAAATTATCTGTGGCATTTAAATTGGACAATTCAATTTCAATTGGAGAATCGTAAAGATCACTCACAATTGCTTCATTTACAACATCTTCGATGGCACCATCCGCTTCTGGATGTAGTGACATCTCTCTGTATCTTTTGATTAAATCAAACTCTGTTCTATACTGTCCTTCAATATCTACATACGAACCATAAAATCCACTGCTAATATAGTTATCAACCCCATCCTCGTTATTCACGGGGACAGGGGAAACTACAGATTTGGATTTCTTTTCTGCATCATCAATAGAAAAACCAAAAAGTTTTGCCATATTATAAACTAACTTAGACTATTATTCTATTATTTAGGTAATATCTTCACCACCTGCTAAAGAATCAGTTCCTCTAAATGCTTCCCAATAATGAACTTGCATTTCTACAGTAAACTCTTGAATTGTGTCAGTGGTTTCATAATTCAGATCTATTGCTGAAAGATTTGTTGGGAAGATATCCCAGAACTTATAAGTTCTAAGAACACCACCATTACGATCAAGTTGTTTTACCAGAGCATCTTTCGTATAATCAATTGGATTTGTAAGTCCTGTTGCATCAGTCATCTTATTGATTGAATTCATCCACTTTTCAAAAGCAGAACGAATTGAGAAATCAACATCATTAATAACTGTAATTGTCCAAGTTTCGAATGTTCTATCTCCGGCAACTTTCAGAATACGACCTCTGAAAGGAATATCGACAGAAGAAATCGTAGAGGCAGGCAGTGCTGCTGCCTTTACGAGAAATCTTGCTTTTTGAAGTACATCATTTTCAATTTGAACGGCATTTGGGAATGCTAATTCAACTTCAAATAGATTGGGTCTTGCACCACCACCAGTTAACTTACTTTTAAAATCACTGATCGTTCTTACTGGTGAGGTATTACGTTGTTGGCGACTAGGCATTTTTCTTTAAACCTCTAAATTAAACGTTACCGATAACTTCTTCAAATGAAACACCAGTTCTGGTGGCAACAAATGTAAGACCAATGAAGTTAATTGATCTTGCAGGTTTGACAAAGATGTCTGCTATAAATTCATTATTATCTATAATTGCAGCAGTGTTATTTGTTTCATCGCAAATAACAACATAATCTTGAATACCTCGTTTTGCCTGAACATCACGGAGGAATGGTTCAACAATGTTTACAAAATTGGATCTTGTAATTTCATCGTTAAACTCAAAGAGTTGATCTCTTGCAGCAGCAGAGATTGCTTCTTCGAGATAGATAAATAAACGACGAACGTTGATTCTATCAAATGCAGAAGATCTAGAAAGACCTGTCTTATCTCCAAACAAGACAATTCCTCCACCAGGAGAGAAAATAACTGGATTAACTCTATTTGAATATAACCTATCTCTCTGTGTTTGAGATGGATTATATGTCAACTTAACTGCATTTAAAATTGCACCACGTTGAGTTCCTGCTGGAGAGAACCATGGGAAGTTATCAACATCGTTACGAGCACATAAACCTGCAATGTCAGCATTCAGTGGTATGTATCTAAATGTATTTGCAAATCTGTCAAACATGTACTTATAACCACTATCAAACACACCATAGGAAGATGATGTGATTGGAGCATAGAATCCAATTACATTATCGGTAATAGTTTCGTCATTATTTACAGTGACAGTTCCTGCGGAAGAATCACTTAAGAACGCTCCTCTATATGGTGAAATAAATGCAAGTGTATCTTTTCTAACATTAGCAACTGCAATTAATTTATTCGCAAGTGCTTGTGCCTGTTCTTTCGAATAATTTGCAGATCCCATAATAAGGAAATCTACATTATAGTTTTCCTTATTTTCAAATAAAGAGTATCCAGTTACTAATTTGCTCAAATCAGCTTGAAGTGCTCCAGATGTCTCAATGTCCTCAGTACCATCATAATTTTTTCCACTTGATAAAATTAAATCTTGTTTTCCAGTTGATCCGAAGATTACACCTTCTGCATTTTGATCCCAATCAGTGTCTGATGCAAGAGTAAATCCAGAACTATATCCAGAAGTTACAATTCCAGCAGGTGCCGAACCACCAAAAATGTAAGTTGAATTTGTCTTCAAATATGCTCTCCAATAGGAAGGAGATCCTACGGAGTATTCTGCATCTTTTGCTTTTGAGAGATTGAGATGCTTCTCAAGAATTGTTCCTGTTGTTCCAGAAATTTTACCTTCACCATCAAGTACAATAACGTGGATTTCATCAAATCTTGATCCTCTATCCAGAGCATATTGAGAAGTTCCTGGTTTATCAGCAATATTATTCCAATTAAGTGTGGATATTGCAGTAGATCCACCAACAGTTGCAGTTGAAATTGCTAAAGTTTGAGAATCAAACCAATCACTAACTGAAGATACTGTGGTAGTGCTAAATGTTGAAGATTGTCCTGCTGTAGTAAGACCTATAGTTCCTGTAGTATTGAATGTATATACTCCAGAAGGTTGATAATCTTTTGCTGTTTCTGTTCCAGCCGCACTGACATGACTTAAAACCTTAACAGAGACAGTTCCTGCACCAATCTCAGTTATAATTCCTTTAAGGTGTCCATCAAGAACACTAGTTGTTCCTGCACCAGGTAAAGTTGCTGAAATTGGTTGAGTAATACCCATACCAACAGCAAAAGAAGTTGTGGTAACTCCCAAAATTTGATCTGCCTTTCCGTCAATAATTGCAACTCTGATACCGTTTGCCCAAGATCCTGGATTCTTGGCAATTACGGTTCTGTCTGTAACAGTATTATCATCATACTGTAGTTGCTCATAATGTTCGATACTCTTAATTTTAATTGCGGAACCACTTCCCGCATAAGCATTTTTCAAATCATCATCATCGGCTCTTATAATTCTCATTGGAGCACCATACGCTAAGTATGATGATGCGCTCATCCAATGCTCGTAGTGTTTGTCTGTACTGTATGATTTACCGAATGTATCGAGTAAATCTTTTTCTGATCCTATAACAATTGGTAAATCGATAGGTCCCTGTGCAAAAGGAGCAACAAGACCGCCGATTTTTTCAGAAGAAGGATCAACTCTTCCCACAGTAAGGTCAACTTCCCTTACCCTAATCCCAGGAGATGCTAAATTTAATGGCATCTTGTCTTTCCTCGCAATCCAAATTTATCTAAAAATATTTAGGAAAAGGGGCATTTTCAGTGGGGAAACAATGCATGAACACACTACCAGTCTGGATATACATCTTTTATTCTTGGAACTGGAAAGTATGGTATGTCTGATTTATTTTTCTTCTTTTTTCTAAATTCAGTTACTCTTTTTATAGTACAATCTCTACATTCATAGGAATATGAAGATGCTAATGTTTTTCTATCTTTTCGAGTCAGATAAAAATCATCCATTAAACTTTTAACTTTACCACAAACTCGACATTTACGATCAAAAAATAATAAATGTTCTAATTCGATTTCATCATCGATGGACATTATCTATAATCCCACATATAAGATCGATCTCCGTATTCATCTGCATACCATCTATCTCCAGAATCATCTACAAAAGTTGTCTCACCGTTAATTCCATCTTCGATAAAACCAAATGGAGCCATGTCTTGATCAATTTGGTTTTTTTGCTCTTCATATATTCTTTTTCTTACATCATTTTCTGTCATCTCCTTAAAATATTCTTGTGCTACTAGCCAGGAGAATATTACAAGACACATTGCCAAGTCATCATTACATCCTTCTTCTGCCTCAAAAGAATTTCCTTTTTGCGAAAATGTAGTTAGTTCTGATATAATTTCATAATCAGATGCAAGTAATTTGTCATCTTCTATAAGTGTTTTGAGATTTGAACATCCTAATTTTTTAACTGCCGAAGTTGTACGAACTCCAAGTTGAGTTTTTTTACCGGAAAATCCTGTTCCAACTATCTGTCCATTTCTACCCCTCATAGTTGCCATTAGAATATTTTCATATTCCAAATCATATTGAAGAATACTAGCAACTTGATCACCAATATCATTAACCTCTATCAATAACCAGGATTGATTATACCCTTTTGCTACATCAAATATAATGTTCGGAAATAACATTGGTTTTATTTCATTATTTCTATACTTTGCAACTACCTTATAAGGAAACTCTGTAATATCAAAAACAATAAATGCTGAATAATCATTACCAAGTCCACGGGCAACATCAACTGTAATTAGATAATTATGATCCTCAATAGGATTTTCATAAACATCTAATCCGGCATTTCTTTGTATTGGATCTTCATATACTAAAGTTTTGAGTTTTGATGGGTTGATAAGAGTATTAACAGAACCCAAGAACTCACATTCAAACTCAACCCGAAATTGTTGTTCCGATGTGTTTGCAATTGTCTGCTCTTTCCAAACTACATCTCTACCAGGAACTTCTGACCAGTGGACTTCTGTAGGAATATATTCGTTTTTATTTCTTTCTGCATCGTGCCACATACGGTAGAAGTGATTCATGCCGTGTGGTGTTGATACAATAATTACCTTTGTGCTTTTACCAGAAGTAATAGTAGGATAAACAGATGCAAAGAAGGAGTCGGCGACGTGATTAGGGACGAATGCGAATTCGTCGAGAAATAAGATATTGAACGACATGCCTCGGACAGCACTCGCAGATGTAGATGATGCCAATATCTTACTGCCATTTTCGAGTTC